GAATACTCTACAATATTCCGCATCTCTTTTTCAAATTGGGCAGTCTTAAACTGAATACGCATTATACATCAGCCGCCTGGTTTTCAGAGCGTCTAATAACAAGCTTATAGTATTCAATGCTGCCAAAGGCTCCAACCGTAGGATCTTGGGTAGCGACCTCAAAGATTGTTGATTTGCCAGCTCTGACACCAGAAGTCTCGACATAAATTGGATTGCATGAAGCATCCCGAATGTTTGTAATTACAACATTGGTTAGGGAATTGTTTGCGTCTTTGCTGGATACTCTAATGTCTGACTTAGCTCTTCCAACTAAAACAGTGTCTTGTGTGATGTTTACGTTTGGCACAATTTCTTCTTTGCCAGCAGAGCCAGATGCACTAAAGCTACAAGGAATGCTTTTGTCTAGCACCCACTGCTTTTTGACATCTCCGTAAGCACCCTGCTCAACAATTGGATAATAGACATCCGCTAGCAGGGGATAAATAAAGTCTGTGCCTTTGCCACAATCCATTACAACACTCCCAGTGTCTGGATTGCCTTTGCATGCTTAGATAGAATCTTGTCTACAATAATGTTTCCAGTGCCCTCGAATACGGCACGGTCAAACTGGACTCTAAACTGATCTGTATTATAATTAACAGCGTACCTCTTGTAGTACTCTAGCTTGCCGCAAGAAAGGTCTTCTACAAGCAACTCTGTTGCACGAGCAATATCGGACGGTACAACTTTGTACCCAGACTCTACAACAATTCTATAGTCTACTCCTCTTGGGAATCCACGATAGTAGTAGTCAATAAAGTCTGAGTCTGATGAACTAATTGGAAGGATTAGCGGTGACCCTTCATTACGATTAATTGATGAGGCATAGTATTGCTGAATTGCAGTTCCGTCACCATTAATCTCAAAGCCCTTTTCATATGAGTCTGGATCTGCGGCATCATAAACCAGGACATTGTTTTCATAGACCTTTAAGACTTTCTTCGCATCAATCCATAGCGGTAGATAATCTGCACCCAGACCAGTAGTCTCAATAGTTTTCTTTTCGTAGTAAAATCCCTGAGAAATTACTGAGTCAATAATTGCTCTTGCAATTTCTTCATTTGCTGTATACTCTGCAATTTCTGATGCAGTATCGCCTTTGGTGTTGGGGTCTACATAAGGACGAACGACTGTGTAGTAATACTCGTTGTCATAAATCTGTACTTCGTATTGTCCATCGTATTTAGATGGCAACTCTACATTTAATACTCCATCTGAATCCGAAGTAATTGTAGAGGTGGTAAAAGAAAGGTCCGCCATATCTCTTACGATAACGGGGTAATCAGTTGATGCCTGATCCACCGTAATATCTACTGCAGTGTTATATGGCGGGACCCTCAATATTTCCATTTGTTATTATCCTAGATTAGCTTTAATCTCTTCTGGACTAGCTTCCCTGACTCCCTCAAGTGTTAGCCACTTTGCGGAATCTTCCTTGGGCACAAAGTTATATCCCTTGACAATCTTGCCAAGCCCCTGCCAAACTAGGTTACGATCTGAAAAGATAGCAACGCTACTGACCTTGGGAGCTGCAGCCTTCTTAGGTGCAGGCTTTGTCTTTTTTACAGTGCCAGTTCCAATTACACCATTAGCTACTGGAGCAATGCCCTCGACCTCGTCATCTTCTAGCTTCTTGTCTGTAACTACCTTAGTAGCCCCAGCTTTGATAACCTCTTGAGCTGGCTCATCAGCTGGACGCTCAAACTCTGTTCCATCCTGAACCATACCGTCTCCGTCGCCATCCTTAGCGTCTGGATTAAAGCCCTCTGGCATTTCACCAACAGGACGCTCAAAAGGAGTGCCGTCTTGGACCATGCCGTCGCCATCGCCATCCTTAGCGTCTGGGTTAAATTCAACATCTGCCATAATATTTCCTCCTGCAATAATTATACCAGATAAATAGATAAAGAAAAGGGGCGAGGAACTAATGTCCTCGCCCCTTTATAAAGGGTTAGTTAGATTTAGCTGTCTGCTGCGGCATCTGCCCAAGCAATAGCGTCCTCTTCCTCCCACTGAATACCGAAGCGTACGAATACGGTGTACTCAATGGTGTCCTTCTTAGCCTTGTACTCACGGTTTACAGTGATGTCTCGCTGGAAACCCCATACACGGTTCTGAGGGAAGGTTAGGTCAACGTAACCATCTGGGTAGTAAGGAACTTCCTGAACCTCGATACCGAGAACACGGGTAGTGCGTGCACCACCGAATGTCTGATCGGTACCAGCCAGGTAACGCTCACGGCCAGCTGGTGTGCCTGCAGCACCTGCGTGAGAACCGAAGGCCTCAGCAATAGCGTCTGCAAGTGTTCCGTTGTTCTTGACAATGCCCTGGAATGCGTCAGTGCCAGCGTAGAACTTTAGGTTGTTCTTAATCGCACGGTACTTACGTGGCATAGCCAGGATAATGTTCTGCATGACCTCTGGGGTCCAGCCATTGTTAGATACGGTTACAACGGCCTCGTGTGAGTCACCATTGGTCTGGTGACGGTTTACGAAACCATCCATGATGGACAGGAAGTTTCCTGTTGATCCATCACCGTTAATAGCTAGGTCCTCAATGTCATTTGCAAATGCATTGGTCATCAGGCGAACTAGGTGGTCCTCCAGTGCTGCACCCTCGATACCATCTTCGAGTGCCTCAGCTGAAACCTCCCAGTCCAGGCGGATCTTCTTGGTAGATAGCTCCACCTTTGTAAATGTCGCACCAGTGTTTGTGTAGTCACCGTCTGCCTGTGCGGCTGCACGGATTACACGCTCACCAACGTTAACTTTCTCAAGCTCCATGGAGTTTGCTCGCATGGTAACTCGGCGACCATCCTTGGCGAGAACTGTAGCGTCCCAAACGTAGTCGATAAACCTTCGTGCCTGCTCAGGGCGAAGAATTCCGCTACCTGCATCACCAGAAGGGTTTACGGCGTTTGGACCGCTTGTAACACCAAAGCTAGCAGTTGGGATGTTTCCTAGTGTGTCTGCACCAGGGTTAGTTACACCTCCAACACCACCAGAAGCGAAGGCACCTTCTCCGTTGTATAGACCAGAGTCGTCACCAGCAGCATCTGGATTGTTCTTGATAATCTCTTCCGACATATTGTCACCTCCTAAGTGATTGCTTATCGAAATAAGTCGGCAGTTTTGAGGAAACGACCGCCCCATAGGGATTGATCAGACTTTTCTATCTGATCTTCCTGTACGATCTCGCCAAGATCGCCAGATTTACGGAAAGCTGTGTCTGCAACAACTGCATCCACGTTCTTTCCAAGTTCGTTTAGGTCACTCTTAGTTGCAGTAACATCGTTCTTTACAGAATCAACGTTAGCGTTTACTGCGGTAAGTGACTTTTTAAGTTCAGCAATCTCGTCATTTAATGACTTTACGACTGCCGATAGATCGCTAAAGGCTGATGTAATGTTGTCCTTAAGGTCAGAAACCAGGTCGGTTACATCATCTGCTTTAGATACCTCTTCAGCTGCGTCAGCGGAGTCAGACTTCTTGTCGTCATACGACTTGTCCTCGTCATCCTCGTCCATGTCCTCAGACTTCATGGTTTCCTCGTCCTCGTCCATTGCGTGCTCGGACTTCTCTTCCATTTCATCTTCATCCATGTTCTCTGACTTCTCAGCCTCAGCCTCATCTGCCTTTGCGACATCCTCAGCTACGGCATCTGCCTCTGGAGCGACCTGTGCTTCTTCAACTACGTCGTCTGTTTTCTCAACGACGTTCTCTGTTGCATCAGTCATAGGATCTTCCTCCTTTGTCATCTTAGAAAGATTAATGCCTTTAGCACTATCAACTAAGAACTTTATCATTTCAGATTTTTCGCTGTCATTTGTTTCAACGAAACCTATATTCTTCATTGGGGTTCCTGTAATTGGGCTGTTAGCGGACTCTTCTTTTGATACTGTAACAATACCATTCTCGTCATCCCAAAATACATTTTCAATATCGACATCTGTAATGTCTCCCTTTACGACATCCACCCCGTCTACCTTCTCAATAGACATAATGTTTGCAAACTGATTTGCTGGATTGTCTACCAAAGATAGCTCTACTAAGTCGTAGTCTTTAATAATTCTAATTTGCTTGTCTGCCTTCTCATCGTAGCCGTCATCCCACTTGTTCATCTTGCCACCAATGGAGAAGCCAGAAAGAGTTCCGTCCATTACCTTCTCCCAGGTTGCCTGAGCACCCTTAGAAACATATGCAGAAACATATACGCCAGTGTAAAACTTTTTGCTTTGTGGGTCGAAGTACTTGTCTTCCTTAAAAGAAACCATTTTGCCAACAGCAATTGGCTCGTGCATTTCACGAATGTTGCCACGGAACTTGTTAAAAGCTTTAAGAGAAGCGTCGGTTGTGACTATGTCATTCTGCTTGTCTACGTTATCAAGTGTGGCAAATCCTGAGACGATTCGCCTTTCTTTGTCAACCTTGCTAAATGGCA